TTAAGCCGCTTTGCGGGTTTCTGTTGCTGCAAGACGATTCCTGCTTATGTGCGCTTGCAGCCGATAAGCTCTGAAGCGTCGGCCGTCGCCGGGGTTAATCTCTGGCGCTAGGTACGAAAGGTCTTCTTCCAACTGCCCGAAGTAATAGAGGTGTTCACCATCGCCACCCCATTCAGGTTGGGCGGTTGCCCAGGTGCGGGCAGCAAGGCAAGCGGGGCAGGTCTTGAAAGAGGCCATGTCGCCGTCCCAGCGGCCGGTGATGAGCTGATACTGCTGACCAGGATGAATCGGCCCGCAGCACTCACAGCATTTGTGCACCTTGCGAGCGGTGGGCGTGGATTCCGTTTGAAAATCGGACATAGCGATTCCTCGCCCGCCGTTCACCGGCAGGCTGGTAGGTGGAAGAGGGGTTACTTCGAAGTTGCGGCTGACGTTCGCTTTCGAGCGGCGGCGACCAAAGCCTTTGAGGTGCTCGCCACGCCACCCGCGACATCCTCGGGAAGGATTGCGGCATTGCAGTGAGGGCAGAGCGGCGCCATCTTCGTGCTGCGCCACGCCTCGTCCATGACCTTCGCGGCCCGGCTTCGTAGCTGAAATTTCTCGGCTTCGTCCAGTTCGCGCCGCCGGTGTTGAAGTGAGCTCATACCACCGCTGAATACCTCAACGATTCCAACAAACGCATCAAAAGGCTCAACCTCGGCTTCGCAGTCACTACACCAGACCCGGCGCTCCTTTTCGTCGTAGACCAATTTCTTGTGTCGGCAGGATGACGCCGGCCGCCGGGTCATGCCGCGTGCCACGCGGAGATCTTCGATCTGAACCACCTTCACGCCGTACAAATATTCCTGCGGCTCGATAGGTGCGTCACTCATCGGCGTGGCCCCTTGTAGATGAGCCAGGCCATGTAGGCGAGGGCGGGGAGGATCATGGCGTCACCTGCTTGATATTCGATTCAACCCAGTCGCGCATGCGCACCCAGCGCTGCTCCGGTGTTTCCGCCTTCCAGCTACCTTCGTCGTTCATGAAAACGATTTCTGAAGCCATGGCGGGACTGATACCAAACGCCTCGCCTACGGCCTCTCGGTCATCCGGATCGAGCGCCGCCATGTCCACGCCGCGCTTCGCCCCAACTACACCGATGGTGCAGAACTCACCTTCAGCCTGCAGGGAGTCGGCGATCAGACGCTTGCCCGGCATGGCGTCCAGCGCATCGCGCAGCTCAATCAAAAAGGCCTGGCCGCGCTTGCCCTTGAGTGCCGACTTTACGGCTCCCCTCCAGCAGATCAGATCCCATCCGCCACAGTCATCGCTGTATCCGCTGCGGCTCATGACTTCACCTCGCGGCGCGCCCACTGCACATAAGGTCCGTCCTCGGTGTCGAAAATCCCCATCAGGAACCACTCAGGCCCTGGTGACTCGGGATTCCAAGCGGTGCACGCCGCATCCTCTTCCGGAAGGTCGTAAGTCTCGTCACCCGAGTGCCAGCCTTTCAGCTCCAGCCCTTCCTCCTTCGTCCAGGCAGTGTAGGGGGCAGGATCTTCGCCTTCACCAAAGTTCGGGATGTTCGGGTGGTACCACCAGCCATCCTTGTCGCGCTTCACTTCGACAGGGCCGAAGAGCTTTGCAGCGTGGGTGGCGCACGGGGTGACACGGTAGACATTCGAATACTGGCCTTGGCCATCACTGAAGCTCAGCTGGCAGCCGCATTCGGCAGGCTTGTCGTTGACGAACACGATCTTTTCTTCAGGCATGACTGTTCCTTTGCCGCTATAGCGGCTGACTTTGAAGAGGGAGGGAGTTACAGCACGGCCGTCACTTATGATGCCTTGGTGCTACGCTGAATTAAGTTGCTGAACTCGGATCGGAATGATTTATGAGTGGTACTTCAGTAAATGTTCGGCATGGCGTTGCTTTGTAAGTCTAAGGGATAAGGAAACCTTAAGGTGCGGCGTTGGGCGTGATGCGTGATCATAAAATCCTGATATGAGGTAAGCAATTATGATTAGTCGTCCGAGAATGTACGCTTCTGTTGTAATGCTTATAGCCTTGAGTGATATGGCAGTAGCCAACACTACTCAAGTGGAGCTGGGATGGGGGAACATCACTCCTTGCTCGCGCATCACCAGTAGTGGAAGCAGTATATTAGGAATCCCAGACACCCTTGAAACTGCCGATCAACGTGTTTATGTATATGCCACAGTTGATGCGCCAACCGTCGCGGGTATTCAAAATGATATACAACAATGTGCTGTGCAGGGAGCTGCCGCAGCGACAATTTCTGCGATAATCGCCTCTCCTGCTGGAGCAATGCCTGCATTTCAAGCGCAGTTCGAAAGTTGTTTGAGCTCTCGTGCACAAAGCTATTTGTCGCTACAGTTGAATGTCTCGGAGGGGCAATGTATGTGGTAAAGCTAAGGCTACTGTTTTGAAGCGTATAAGTCGGCAATCGTTTGCTCTGGCGGTTGTCGACTTTCTTTGGCTTGAGTGTTACTAATTAGAGTTTAAGGTGCTCTATTTATCTGTACTTTTCGCCAAACCAATGAGCCTGCTACCTACTAGTGCTCCTGGCGTAGCGCTTCATGCACTGCCTCCACGACTCGCCGCAGGTAAGTGAACTTGTGGTTTTCCTCGATGGCGCGATCACCTACCGGGTAGCGCCACTCCTCGCCGAACAGCTCCGTCAGTAGCTTGCTGTGATGCCAGCATTCGTTTGAGCTCTCGATGCTGCGCAGATCATCGATGTCGTGCCAAAGCTCACGGGCTTCACCTTTACTTAGTTCGCCGAGCTCCCAGTCGTGGCGACCGGTCTGTTGTCGACGGCGCTGAAGGATGCACTTCTTGGCCAGGGTATGCAGCGCGTCACCGCTGAATCGCGTGCTGCTGATGCCGCGATCCAAGCAGTTCAGAACGTAATCCCAGCCGCAATTGGCTACGAACTGCGCGACGGTGCGCGGCCCCATACCGCCCCAGTAGGCGTTCCAACTCTTGTCCCAGCAGTTGATGGTGATCTTGCCCTGGGCGGTCTGATAGTTCGGGTTCGATTCGGTCGGGCAGTCACGCCGGCCGAAGTCCTCGAGGAACACCGTGATCGGATCGAGCCGCGGGGCGCCGGTTATGACCAGCTTCGTCACTGTCGAGCGCTCAACCTTCAGCAAATCAGCGATTTTGTTTTCTGTGGGCATTGGGATACCTCGTTTGGCGATGTGAAGGGCAGTTCTTGATCCGTGAGCTATGGTTTGTTTTCAGGAACTAAAAAGTCAGAACGGAGGCCTCATGAGCGCAAATGTCCCTTTCAAATGTCGTTGTGGATCTGAACAGTTTGAAACCAAAAAGCCGGTCAAGAGCATTGATGACCTAGTCGGCGCCGAGTGCTCAAAGTGCAAAAAAGTTATGACGCGACGCGACATTGAGGATCAGGCAAAAAAAATCGCCGAAAAAGCCATCAAATCGGCTTTAAAGCTGCGTTAGTTAAGCCGCAGCGGCCTGACGTTCAGCCATCCTCCATGGATCGTTGGCCCGTGCCAAGGCAGCCATGGGAGGAGGGCTGACGCTGTTGCCGCACATATGGACTTGCTGGGTCTTGGTGAAGGGCTTGCCATCGGCGCCATGGCTGATGATGTAGTCGGCAGGGAAGCCCTGGGCCTTGTAGAGCTCAGCCGGCTGCAACATCCGCAGGCAGATATCGACGATCACGTAGGGCGTACCCTTGATGGTGACGGTGACCAATGCCAGGCGATCCTTCGTCGTGATGGTCGGTACTGGCTCGCCGGCACCACTCACATTCTCGGTGCCGTAGTAGCTGATCAGGAACGCCGCGACTCGCAGTGCGCCGGCTTCGACCTCAGGTGAAAGCTGGAACTCGACGAGTAAACTCTTACCGCCACCACCCGCCGTGATCGTTGGTGCCGGTTCATCGACGGCTTGGCCAACGCTGGCGCCGAACTGGCACTCCATGAAGGCCGTGACCAAGCCGTGGTGAGTTCCGCCTGCGCTGATGGTGTGCAGTGGATCGTTGGCGTCCCGTGCATCGCAGTTGCCGCTCAGTTGCACCAGGTTGGCGGTCACCAGCTGCTGCTGACTGCCGGTGTTGGTCACCGTGGTCATGGGGTCTTCGATGCTCTTGGCGTCGGTGGTGTTGAAGCCGCCATTCATCTGGGCCATGAACACCGTCGATATCCCCATCGCATGGGCGGCACCGGCCGGGCGCTGGTAGTTGCCGCCGCTGGTGATGGTTGGTAACGGCTCATTGAGCGCCTTGCCTTCATCAGCAAACCGGAACTTCACCAGGTGCGCCGCGGCGATCGCGCGATGGTTCTGGGTCATGAGTGTCCCGGCCGGATGGTCGACGGCCACCGGCTTACCTGAGTATTCGGGGTCGCCAGCACCGACTAGCACCGGGCTGATCAGCGTCAGTTCACCGCGGTTGGCGCAGGTAACCGTCGGTAGCGGGGCGTGCGGGTCGTTGATCCGGTCGCTGCCCTGGTGCGTGGCTGGCGCAATGATCGGGCTGGCCATGGCGAACGAGCCGCCGCGTGGCCAAGAAGTAACGGTGCGCAGCGGTTCGTGCGCTGACTGAACGCTTTCGCCGGACCAGTTCGCGATCGGCACGATAAACGGGTCAGCGGCATCGATGACGAACTTCTTCATGCCCTTGGCAATCCGGCGAAGGGTGGCGGGTGCCAGCGGCTTTGGCCGGTCGAAAATGCTTTTGCTGGGGATGGTCCAGTCGATGCACTCGGCGGCGGTGCGCCATTTCTGCTGGCCCTTCACCGGGTGCTTGGCGTGGGTCGGTGCCGGCCAGATAACCGGCTCACCATCACAGCGGGCAATCATGAAGAGGCGTTCGCGGCTGGTCGGCGCTCCGAAGTCGCATGCCCTGAGAACCCGCCACTCGACGACATAGCCGAGTTGCTGCAGCTCGGCGACGAAGGTTGCCCATGTCTGGCCGCGCCGATTCGGGTCAGGCACCAGGAACTGCTGGTGGACCGGGACGACTTCGCCTGGCTCGGCAATGGCGCCGCCAAGCTTCATTACTCGGCCAGTCGCTTTGCAGCGCTTGGCGATCAGAGGTCCCCACTGGAGGATCTGTTTCACGTTCTCCAGGCTGATGACGCGAGGCTTTTTCTTGCCGGCCCACTTCAGGCCGATCCATGACAGGTTTCGAATCTCACGCTTGCGCGGCTGGCCGCCGGCGGCCTGGCTATGGTGCGTGCAGTCCGGCGACATGTGGAACCAGCCAACGGCCTTGCCACCGCATTCGGTATCCGGATCACCGTCGAACACGTCGGTGGTGTAATGCACGGCTCCCGGGTGATTGACGGTGTGCATGCTGATAGCTTGCGGGCTGTGGTTCTTCGCGACATTCACCGCGCGACCCAGGCCCATTTCCAACCCGGTACCGGCACCGCCGCCGCCACAGAAGAAGTCGACAACGATCTCATCGTCCTGAGTGCGGTAGCCGAGTCCGTATTGAGTTTTGAAATCGAAGGTGTATTTCGTTGGTCTCATATATATACTCCGATAGGAAGATTTTAAGTTTCGTCGCTAAAATTTTGGCTCATAAAAATGTTGTTGAATGGGGCGGAGGGGGGGATGGATAATATTAATTTGGTTAATAGTTATGAAACTAAGAGAGAGGTTTATGAAACTTTCGCTCAGACTATTAGCAATCTTATCTCGCGCCTTCTCGGGGCAGACGGGATAGCGATGCATTCGGTTAGTTATAGATGCAAAACGATAAATAGCTTTAAGCTAAAGGTAGAGAAGAAAAACGGTTATGAGGTATTAGAGCAAATTACCGACTTGGCGGGTGTTCGGTTAATTACGCACTACGAAGATGATGTTGATAAGGTTGCAAAAATTATCGAGTCTGAATTTTTAGTGGATGTAGGGAATACGATTGATAAAAGAAAGGCTCTAGATCCAGATAGGTTTGGATATCTTTCGCTACATTATGTTGTGTTACTCAGGCCTGAGCGTACTGAATTGAAGGAGTACAGCTCTTTCGCGGGTTTAAAGGCGGAAGTACAAGTAAGGTCCTTGTTGCAACACACTTGGGCAGAGATTGAGCATGATACGGGGTATAAGTCCACCGTTGAAGTTCCTAAACACATTCGACGACGTTTCTCACGGTTGGCTGGTCTGCTGGAGCTAGCTGATCAGGAGTTTATCGGCATACGAGACGAACTTGAAAATTATTCTTTAGCGGTAGAAGCTAAAATCGCCAATTTGCCAGACAAAGACGGCGGGGCTCTAGATGTTTTAGTCGATAAAGTATCGTTGCAGAAATTTCTTGAGTTTGATCCATTGGTTTCAGAACTAGATGCGGAAATTTGTCAGATCCTAAATGCAACGTGTGGGGCAGATTTAAAGCATGCGCTTCAGGATGTTTCTCGCCTCAAAGTGGTTGGAATAGAAACTTTAGCTGAGCTGAAGGCGGCGCTAAATGATAATCGTAATCTTATTATCGAGCGCGCAAGAGATGTATCTAAAATGAAGTGGGGTGATCCACCAATTCAGAGGGAAGACCTACAGCTTCGATACGCAATTTGCGTTCTCTACCTTTTACAGGTTCTAGCAGGAAAATCGGGTGATTTAAATACCATTAATAAAAACTTGCAACTTATGGGGTTGAACAGTTCTGATAATCTCGGGGTTTCAGTGAAAACTCTCATAGATCGATGCTCCGAATGATGCGATGCAGACGACCAACGACGCATCTGGTTTCGTGAATATAGTACGCTTCAGAGCTTCGCAACATTTTGGGAGGGGTTGAGCATTGATGGATTTGTTTTTTCGCCTGAGCAGTCGGCCTGCAGTTCTCCGTGGTGGCAATTTGGTTGGGGTTGGGGTATTACGAGTGTCCGGCATGGGTGCCGCATTTGAACTCAAAGGAGCAAACCATGGACTTCACCCGCGATTCACAAGAATTTTCAGGCTTCATACAGACCGTCAAGCGTGATTGGAATCGCGCTCTGACAGAGTTCATGGTGCTTGTGGATCATTGGCGTTCGATAGCGACGGAGTACCATCAGGGACTCGTAGAAATTGGGCTGACCGAAGAAAATGTCATCAATGGAAATGTACTGGGAAAACCATTTCTAATTGAGCTTGTTCCTTTCGCGAAAGATCAAGTCGGTTGCGCAGAGGTTATCCTTTCGGCAAGCAAGTCTGGCTGCGCAAGTGTCGAGTTGAGTCGGTTCTACTTCTATCGGGATGGAAGGATAGTAGGCCCCAATGGTGCAGTACTCATTGATTCGCAAGCGGATCGCCATAGCTACAGCATCTACACTGCCATCCTGCGCACAGTTCTAGAAGCACCAGCGGCTGCCAGGGACTGATCTCAATGGATCAACTAATCATCGCTGCAGCTGCGTAGCTCTTCGTTTCTGTAAGCCAGCGTCAACTTCCGCGACACGTTTTCAGGTATCACGTATTCGTGTCGCGGCGGTTCGAGCAGCGGAAGGGCACCACCCGGGCCGAGGCCGTGCAGGTGGTGAATCATCAGCGTTATCGCCTCACCCTGTTCCTCGATGCCGCTCCATGCCATCAGCTCAGCAAGGGCTTGGCGCGTACCGGGTAGACAGTGCAGCCGAATTTCCTCTTCGCCGCGGTTCCTCTTTTTCGCCGCGGCTTTCGCTGCCCGTTCCGCGTTGCTCTTGGCCATGGCCTGCCTCTTCAATTCCGTGGGCCGGTAGATCCAGCCATGTCTGTCGTTTGAGTTGTTGGGTGCGGAAGCGTCTCACGCGGCGACCTTCTGCTGATTCCAGGGTCCGACCGCTTCAAAAATCCGCGCCGCATGGGCCTCGTCGAGCGACAAGGAATCCGGAATTGCGATCCAGCCAGAAGCCACCATCTGGCTTTGATTGGCCGAGTCGCGCAGCTTCTTGTAGCAATGCTCGATCACGTTTTCCAGGTGGTCTGAGAGATAGACGCCGTCCGGCGCCACCTCAATCGACTTGCTGTAGTGGTCGCCGCGGGCATCAATACAGAGAGCGCTGAGGTAGATCGTCCAGCGGTGGGGGATGCCACATACGGCCTGGCCAATCTTTCCGGGAGCGATGTTCTTCAGCGACTTGTAATTGATCATGCCCTGGTGACCGCTGGGGTCGATGTTCACCACTGCAACGTGGTTGGTAGCCAGCAGAGAACGACACGATCGGTCGATGCGAGCCTTGAGGTTGTGAGGCTTCCTTTTACTCATAGTGAGTCCGCCATTAACCGGGGAGCCTTTCGATCAGCGGCTGTCAACGCCTTAGGCTTTCTCTTGAGGACCGTGCCGGGGTCGATTTTCTGTGATCGGGCAGGCGGCAGCGGATTGCGCGGCGGGCTTTTCAGTTGGGCGATTTGCCCGCTGGCAGCCAGAAATTCGGCGGTCCGATTGGAAATTGATTCCGCGTTCTGCCGCTGCTGCTCGACCAAGTTGAGGTGGTTGCTGATCATGATCAGGCTCCTAAACGATGGGCTTGCGCCCTGGCTTTGTCCGAGACTTCATCAACCATGCGATTCAGTTCCAGATTGAACTGGACCAGCTCTTTGTGCAGGTTGGCGATGTAGTCTTCGTCGCGGTGAATCGTCTCGATGTAGAGCTGGCACTCTTCATCTTGGCGAGAATCGAACGACAGAAAGTCCCACCATTTCCGTCCCGTAACGAACATGCAGCCCTGGATCTGCGGCATGTGTTCCTCTGGCATGCCTTCGAGCCAAGTCTTGACGTGTATCGCCTCGTTGAAAGGGCACTTCGACTCGGTGCCCCCGTCATCGTTGATCAGGCCGTCTGGTGAGCAGCCGAGCCAGTCGTACTTCGGGTGGACGATGAACTCTGATGGTCTGACGATGTTGCCGGTCAGCATCTCGTAGGCGTCCTGAGCCTTCTGTTCTTCGGTGTGACCCCACTTCATGGAAGCACTGCTGACGTTGTGCTTGGACTTTTTTGCCAGTCGTTCGAAGCACAATTCGCGCATATAAGAGGTGCGCGCGCCCATAGGCTCGCGCTTCCCATTTTTGTCAGGCTTCCCCCAGGCCATCACGTCTTTAAACCGGCTGGCGGTCACTCGGCCAGATCGGTCTGCATGCCACTTTTCAGTGCCCTGAAGTTCCGTTCTCACTACGCCGCTTCCCCGACCTGAGACAGGCCGTCGTTGTTGCCAGTCATATCGGTAAAGTCGCCATCAACGGTTGCCGCCATGTTCTTTAGCGCTTCGTGGCATTCCAGGCCGATCGCTGCGCGCTGCTTAGGCTTGAGACCTGCCCAGGCTGTCGCATAGGCTTCGATGTCCTGCCGCTTCGCGACGACCAAAAGGTCTGCGAATACTCCGTCGATTTCCGGCGACGGGGATTTCGGGCCGAACGACACACCAGCAGCGGCAGCGGTGTTTGAAGCCTGCTTCGCAGGGGTGATATCGATTTCGCCGCCGTACGAGTCTTCGAATTCATCTGGCGTGTAGACGCCAAGGATCACGTCAGGGCAGAAGAGGCGGGCCCATTTTTTGGTCACCAGGTAGGCAATCTGCTGCTTGGGGTCTTCCGCCCAAAGCGTAGAGTTCCGAGTGCGGACCTGGGTGAGCAGAAGTTCCAGAATGCGTGGCTCATCTTCGCCTTTGAAGGTTGCCCAGACCTTGATCCCGAGACCTTTCTCGTCGTCAAAGCTCCAGGCCGGAACGCGATACTTCTTGAACTCGCCAGTGTCCTCGTCCTTCTTGGTCTTGCTGGTGACTTCGCGCATCTTCCCTATGACGTTTTCCCAGGAGCCGAACCACTCGAAGTTCAAGCGACCCTTGACTGGTGCCTTGGCGGTGATTACTGCATTGACGAGCTGCGCCTCATAGCTCAACGCACCGCCGTTGACGATGAACGTCTTCTGCGCAACAGCGAATGGGTTCATCTGCCACTGCATTGCTTGTAGCACTACCGCCATGCAGTCAGCTTGATTACCCTTCAGATGCTTGGGGACTGTCGTCACGCCCTTCGACATCATCAGCGCGAGGTCGCTCATCGACTTCATGGTGCCCGGGTCGAGAATGAGCGCAGCTGCGTTGTGCGATGGATCGTGGTACGTGGCAAGGCCAGTTGGGGCTTGGGTGTCTGAGTCAGTCATTGCTCTCTCCGTGGCCGACAAGAAGTGGGTCGGCCGTTAGATGGAAAGGGTGGTTAGAAGCGGATGGCTTGAAGCCAGGCGCGAGCAGTGTTGAGGTCCACGTCGAAGCCCAGGGCTACAACCTCGACAATGTCGTCAACCGATGGCGCGGTCGTAGTTACATCGTCGGATTCAGCAGCGACTGCATGTATGCTGATAGGTGCGACTTCAACTTTCTCTGCGACCTGAGGCGCAGCCGCGGTAGTGACTGGGGCCGGCGCGGCAGCCTGGGCGCGCAGGCGAGCCAGTTCTTCCTGATCGCGTTGGTGTTGTTGGTCCTTGAGGCGCTGGGCGTCTTGATCGCGTTGCAGTTGCTCACGCTGCCGATTTAGTTCTGCTTGCTGGTCTGCAATGCGCTGGCGATCTTCTGCTGCGATCCGTTGACGCTCCTTCTCTGCGTTCTCATCGGCGATGCGCTGCTTCTCGCGCAGCTCATCAAGTTCTTTTTGCTGGGCCAGCAGCTTGGCGGCAGCCTCTTCTCGTTCAAGGGCAGACTTGTGCAGCGTTTCAAGCTGATCAATAGCGTTGTCGCGGGCAATGGTGCCTTCAGCTTCGAACTCGGCATATTCTTCGGGCAGGATCACCGATTCCTTGACGCCTTGCAGAATGGTCGCGACATCGGCAGCGCTACGGCTTGCATATGCGGCAGCGACAGAGCTGAAGCGGGTAATCTTCGCCCGGATGGCTTCGACACGTTCAGCCTCGACACGCTCGCGCTCGGCTTTGGCATCAGCTACGCGTTTTTCTTCGGCCTTGATCGCTTCGTCGACAGGCGTTTCAATTGCCAGCACACGATCCTTCAGCGTCTCACCGAACTCTTTAACCTGGTTGACGCGAGCCTGGGCATCCTTGACTTTCTGTTGATAGGGCGCGAGTGCAGTCTTGGTGGTGTTCGCCAAGGCATAGCGCACGTCGCGGATATCGACGCGAACTTCCTTCGCATTCGCCAAACCTTCGCTGGTCGAGCAGTCAACGACCAGCTTCGCGTAAGTGGTCTCCAGACGAACGATCTGTTCTTCGTGCGGCCGATATTCGGCGATGTCGGTGACGGCTACCGCAGGGACTACAGATTTTTGCACATCGTCGCTTTCGCTCATTTCGAGCGATTCTTGTGCTTGTTTAGTATTTGCGGACATGACAGTTCCTTGCGGCGCGGTGCGCAGCGTCTGAAGTGGTTGGTTATTGAGTGATCTGGCCGGAGTAGGCGCTTGCCAGCATCCAGGCAGTGAAGAAGAGCAGGGCGATGGCTGAACCGCGCCAGAACCAAAAGCGTTTTGCGCGCTGATAGGAAGTCATGGCCGAACCCTCACCGCGATCCGGCCGCCTTTCATGGTTGCCGCCAGACGGCGCGGCAGGCTGGCGACCAGAGCTTCGCGAGACTTGCCAATCACCTCGTTGAACGGCAGGCCGAAACCCAGCAGGACCAGCTTCGATTCGATCTCGTCGAGCTGCTCGTCGATCAGTGATTTAACTGGTGGGGTCGTCATGCTGCAGCTCCTTGCCGGATCGATTCGTTATAGGTGGCGTAGATCTGGTCGATGCGCGTCCGGTAGTGGCGCTGCTCGCCGTCGTCGATCACACGCAGCAGGTAGGCCAGAGTGATTACCGATGTCGCCGCCGAGCTGGCGTTTGGCTTGCCCAAATCGCGGATCATGTTGCTGATCTCGCCCTCGATCCAGGTGACCGCCGTATCGTGGTCGCGCTGTTGAATACTCACGCTGCACCTCCTTTTGGCGGACAGACCGTTTCCATTTGCGCCATTGCCAGGCCGATGCGGCGCTTCAGGCTTTTGCGCTCTTCGATTGCGCGGGCAGCACGACCAGCCAGCGCCTGGGAGCGCATCTGCTCGGCGGCCTCGTAGTCGTGGAACTCGTCGGGCTTCGCTTTCTTCTCGCGACCCCAAGCGTCGTAGCGCCTATCCCACTCTCGGGCTTGCGCACCGTCTGCATAGCTGGTTGCCATGATCGCCTCCAGGGTGGCGGGTTAAGCGACTTTCGCTTCGCCGGTGAAGGTGTCGATTACCGCCTGACTCTGGTCCTGCACATCGAGGAACAAAATGTTCGCCGGGGGAAAGATGTCGACACGGCCGTCCGGATACTCGACGACCGCCACGGTGTAGTTTCCAAAGCCGGTATCAGCTTCAATCGTGTCTACACCCCAGTGATGGAACAGCGCTTTACCAGCGCTCTTGAAGCCGGAGCGGGAATTGCCGATTCGAGTCATTACTGGGCGCATCGCGAATACCTCTGTGGTTGATCCAACAAAACTCGGCTGCACTCATCCGTTCCGCTGGTTGCCGTTGGGCGCGGAGGGGGGGGCATGCGGGTTTGGTCGGGGGAGGGTGATCAGGTCGACGACTGCTATATTTCGGTGAGCAGCTTTATGAAATGGAGAGGCAAATGAGTTGGGACGAAAACCGTTACAAAGCAACTTGCGGTGCGTGTGGACACGAGGGCGTCCAAATCAGGCGCTCAAATAACCATGGCCAATCAGATGATCGATGGGAGGGGTTCGATACCGTTCCGGCGAACGAGTACGAGTACCATCGGAAACGCTCTGAAGCGCGCGTGCCTGTCTGCAATTGCAAAAGTCAGAACATCATCGTTGGGTCGTTGATGAAATAAAGGTGCAGGCGCCCGGCACTGCCCGGGATGTGTCGAGTCTGGCCAGCTATGCCCTCGGACTCGCCTGCGGTGTTCGTCTTGGCTGGGGTGGCCTACTGGTTGCCCGGCCGATGCGCGGTGACATCGACGACCTACTGTCCGCTGCCTGTATGGATGTTGGGCGCAGCCTTCAGGCTTGCTGCGCCACGCGGAGGAAGCGTTGGTCTACTTCATGGCGATATCTCCTATTGCTCGCTCACTGGGCAGGCAGTGGCCACCTATCGAAGCTGCATTGGAATGTCGGTCCACACCATTTTTTGCAATCGACGTCCGGGTATTCGCCACAATCCGATTACTCTGGAGATGCTTTTTTCATGACCCGCCGACATTCCGATGCAGCCTCTTTCGAGGTGATCGGTCCGGTTACGCTGTCCGGCTCCAGCGTTGACGTCGCGATAAACGACCTGGCCAACTGGACGATGGTGACGCAGGTGGGCGGTTATAGGCCGCAGTTTCGTCCGCATCGGGGTGTGATCGACAGGCCATGCGGCAACAACCGCTGCAACCCAGGTGAATTACGCACGTCGGCTACCTGGGCACTCGTCAATCACACTCCGATGCGGCCTGGTGCTGGGGAGTACCAGGTGCTCGGGCAGTTATCGTCAGGCTGACGTGGCGCTGGTTGTCAGTCTTCCTCGCCTGCATCGAGCATCTTCTCGATGTCCGCTGCGGCGGGTTTCTTCCAGTTCTTGATCTGCCCGGTTTCGAGATCGATGTTCAGGATCAAGTAATCGCCGTAGTGATCGCCTGGAAAGAAGTCCGGCACGTAGCCTTCATAGCTGCCAACTTCCTCGCCTTGCGCATCCTTGAGGCCGGCAGCGAAGCCGTCACGCACCTTGATGTGCAGGTGGAGTTCGGTCACGTCGACTTGCACCGTTTTCTGCTGATTGATTTGCATGCTGCTGTCTCCGGTTGTTTTCCCAATGCACCCGTCACCAGGTGCATCAGTGAAAAATTCCATTTCTCCACCACGCGCATCGCCGGATTCATATCTCTGGCCGTCGTCGCACATTTCGTGTTCGGTGCTGGTACGGCTGGCTTGCGTGGTTTCGCGTACTCACATCTGGTGAGCACGGCCAGTTCCAGAGCTGGCGTGGCATCGACTATTTATTGCTCGCACTTACCGGCTGAAACCCGGGGTAGTCGATGGCGAGGATCCTGAACTGTTAAAGAGCGGCGGATCTCTCGACCCTTCGCAGCCGGTCTCGATGTGGGGACTGGGTTGCGATGGACTGAAATATAAGCTCACTTATTTTGCGCGTCAATAAGTATGCTTATATATTTTTGTGTGGGCGATAAAAAACCCGCTCGTAGGCGGGCTCATTTCAAGCTTCGCAATACTCTCGCCACCCAATCCTTACCGCGCCGCTCTCAAGACGCTCCATGCGTACTCCGCTGGTGTCTTCAATTTCCTGAAGGACTTGCTGCCAGGCCTCTGGGCTTTCATCGTCGTTGCGGGCGACGGTAACGACCTGGACCTTCTGAACGCCAGGCGCAGCTATCAGACGCTGGATGCGCCGGCCAACCAATTCATATGAGTCTCTGGCTTGCGAAACAGGTGACGCGATTTTTGACATGGAAAGCTCCTTGCTATAGCTGTATGTATATACAGTATTGTTCCTGCCATATTTTGGCAAGAGACATTGCCCTATCTGTTTCAATAGCAGGGGCTTGCAAGCACCTTTTCTCCGGGCACAAAAAAGCCCGCGCTTGGCGGGCTCTATTTTGTTGCGTATATCCAGAGGAGGGTGCTGCGATCAGTCCGGCCCTTGAGCTTTCAACCTGGCCAAGCCCTGGTGAATATGTCCAGCGTTCTCGCCGATGGCGTTCAGGGCGGTGCGGACGTTGTCGCCAGTCTCGGCATGGCCTTGCCTCTCAACGAGCAAGGTCAGTTCCATCAGCGCAGCCTCAAGGGCGAGTTGGTTGTGATGCAGGCGTTCAAGAACATCAGGGAGAGAGTATTCGGGGGAGGGCATGGCTTCGACTCCGTTCGAGGAGTCGATAACTTAGCAGGGGGAGCGATGGAATTGATCATGAGGGGAAGCTATTTCGCCGGAACGAGAGAGACGACGTAGCCCATAAAAATTGTAAACCCTAGGTAGGCTATTACGGTGAATATCCCAACGTGTCGTTTTTCAAGGAAATTTAAAATCGCCCCTATAGGGGTACCTTGCTCCTTAATTTGCTTGGCCAATGCTATTGTTTTTACAACAAACCCGCCTCTGAATAGATTGCTAAACTCCAACTCCAGCGCTGATTCGAGCTCGCTAGAATAATCCCGAATATTTTCGATTATTTCCGAAGTCGAAACTTGCTGCTCGAATGTTGATGACTCAAAGTTGTTCAGAGTTATCGCATCAATAAATAAAGAATAACTAGGCCCGAAAGAGCTATCGCGCAACCTCAAGTAACTTAAGTGCTCGCTAAGCTTTCGCTCCATGACAATTATCTGGGTTTCTAACTTTACGTTTCTCTCGGCTGACTTGTGGTACTTAATTGCTTTTTTTTGCAAGCTTTCTATATCAATATAAATTTGAGTCAATGCAGTTCTGATCTCCTTCCGTTCTTCTCGCCTGTTGTTTTGCCAGTTGACGATTAGCCAACCAACAACGACGAGAATCCACGTGACCGGATAGAACCAAAAAGGTGTTCCATTACCTTGACTTGATCCGGGCATTAACCAAAATTCCTAGTAAACAAGCTTTGTTTTCGTGAAGGCTTACCTGCTGCCTCTTTGATATAGGTTTTAATGCGCTGAATCAAGTTTGAGTCTCTTGAATCTAAAACAATTAGAGACTCAACCAAATCGCTAGAATAGATCCGAGCAAGTCCGCCGAATGCTTCTTCTAGAAATGAAGATCCATATCCTCTAGCGCCATCTAGATTAATAACAGTTCTTTCATGGTTATTAATTATCGGAATAAGGTATCTTTCCCTAAATAACTCTCCGCTATAAGGACCGTCGGTTTTATATCTGCCGGCAGGATGCTTAGAAAACTGCTCTGCCAAACGAATTTCTCTCATGATTCGGGCCTCGCCACTAGGGGCATCTGCCAGGTAATAATTGTTCCATTTATAGACCTCTGGTAATCGTCATAGGTTTCATTTCCATCCTTTGCTTGGTACCAGCCACGATTACTCAACAGTATAGCCGTTCCACCTTCACTAGCGTTGATCGTCTCGACGATCTGCGTGAGCCCCTTCCCTCGATTATGCTGACGTGTCCGGGTCTTGCTGTGGCGGATCGCACCGTTAATCAGGCGTGCGTCGCCGAGCTTGTGCAGACCAAATCTTGACATCACTAGATACCATTTCCTCCACCCCTCATCGTCACTGTAGGGTAGCGAGTTGGGAATTCCCACACCTAGATCGCAGAATACGACAGTAAGCATGCCATTTTTTTCCTGCGAGAACATCCACCAAGGCTTATAGCTTTTAGGAGAGGCAATTCCGTCTGAGCGCTTTGCAATGTAGGCATGGTGATGTGCATTCGTCATGGCTTCGGTGAGTCCTGCATATAACTCACCTTGAAGTGCGGGAGTAATAATTCCATCATATTTACCAAGTATGATGTCGTATTTTTCGCCTAAGACCTCATGCCCTTTTGCTACTCTCCAATTGATAATGTCTTCATGATCGCATGCAGAAATTTTTATTTTCTTACCAATTCTAGAATAAAAACCTATTTGCTGTAGAACAAGAGATACTTTCTTGTTAAATGGTATGGTGCAAGCGATTCTAAGCTTTGGAAAAAGATCGAGAAGTCTGTCCATTTCAGAATAAAAAAGTATGGCTCCACCAGAGACGAACTTATTCGTTTTTGAAAAGTCAATCAGTACTGACCTGCATCCATTTTTAACAACGGCTCGAATGCCTTCGATAAAGCTTATAAGTTCGTCCCGTCCATCTGAGAATACGCAAAAAATTTGCGGTGCCATGTGGAAGCTTGTACGGCCTTCGCGATGTCGCTGTGTTCTGCCTCTAGGTCGCTTGATACGCCAAACAGCATTCCGCTCTCTTCTATGTGCTCGTACCTTGTAGTCTTCTGGTAATTTTTTCATTTCGACATCCATGCGATAAAGGTAGAGATAATTTAGCTTCTGAATTCATCTAGCGCAGAGCGAAGTTAGGCTAAACAAGAGTATTTAAGTTGAATGCTTTATACCTTAACCCCTTGCCTATCCCACGTTCTAGCCACCTGCTCGGCGTTGCCCCGCACAATCCTTCCAGCCTTCACCTCATCAGCGTAAGCAGTCAGCCTGCCATCGCGATTCTCAGCGCTACCGCAGCTTCAAGCAGCTTATTCGCCTGGTTCGAGACAGCCGTCGCCAAGACATCATTTCCAGCGTCCTCCAGCATTGCAGCCAAATCGAGAAGCTTCCCAACCTCGGTCTCAACGACGCGAACGGATTCGGTTATCTGGTATTGAAGTGAGTGCGCCATGCCGTCAGACCTCGTTCCAGACCGGCTGTGATTCCCGTGCGCAGGGTCATCTGCCGTACCTCTAATGGTTGTCGCGACAACTGTTAACTGGGTTAACCCTTATACCCGGCGGGCACGCGTGTGCAGGTCCGTGCTTCATCGCCTAATCAGCCTTGCTCCGCACAATCTTTCCCGCCTTCGTCTCGTCCACATATGCCCATGCCTTTCTAGCGAGCACTGTAGAACTGGTTCAGCGCTATCAGCTCAAAAACAGCCACCAGCACGCAGAATGCAACAAATCCGCGCGTGAAGACCCTGCGAGGCTTTTCGTAAGGCTGGAGATTAGCGAGACCATCGAGAAGGTCGGATAAAAATTCGAGCAATCCCATCAGCCATCTGCCTCGCTATTTATACGCCCAGCCTTCAGCTGGGACGTGTACGTTTCAATGAAGAACCCTGCGGCTCTCTCCAATCCTGATCCGATCGAGCGCCCTGTTTAATGCATCTAAGGCATCAAGGAGGGCTTTCGCCTCAGTCTCTCGACCATCTCCCCAAAGGCGCTCAGCCATTTTGTTCAGGGCCTGGATAGATCTTTCAATGTCTGCAGCGTTTGCTGTAGTGGGTTCTATCGGCCTTTTCTTTGGCATTTTCAGAACTTTTGCAGCGCTCGCACGACGACGCCCACGATCCGGCAATGCTCGTCGAACGGTTCAATCGGGTAGCCAGGGTTCAATGGTTTCAGGAAAAGCTTGCCGCCGTCATTCACAAGCTTCTTAAAGGTAGCCTCATTGCTCTCCGGCAACTTGGCGATCACCAGCTTGCCAGGTGCTGCCTCGGCCTCGGTATCTACCAGGATCAAAGTACCCTCGGTAATGCTCTGGCCTATTGGCGAGGTCATCGAGTCTCCTTTGACCTCAAGCCAGAAAGCCGGTCCCTTGGAGTCGTATTCGGAGAATTCGTAGCGATCTGAGAAGCCGGCTGGGTAGGGCTCCACTGCCTCGGCCCACGCGCCGGCGGCTACCCAACTGATCACCGGGTAGCGGTAGGACTCAACAGACTGTCGGGCTTCGCCGACGTTTGAATCGGACGCCGCTGCACCGGTCATTGGACCAATATTCTCGGACAGCCAGATGGCGCTCACGCCGCATGCGTGCGCGATCTTTGGCAGATGTGCGCTTTGAAGGTTCTTCCCTGTTTCCAACTGCGAAATCACTGGCTGCTCGACCCCCGCTTTAAGAGCGAGAGCCTTTTGCGTCAGTTTGGCGTGAATTCGTGCGGATTTAATTCTTTCGGCGAGTGTGCTCATTCGCTGGAATTTATAAGTTTCCTTATCGGCTTGCAAATAAGTGTCCTTCTACTTAGGATATAAGCATGCTTATCAGGAGGGATCTCAAATGACTCCCATCGAAAGGCTCGTCGACTACTTCGGCGGGCAGACCAAAACAGCTCTGGCTCTCGGCGTATCGCAGGCTGCGGTTTCGTACTGGGTGTCCGGCATTCACTTGATGAGCGCAGAGAAGGCATTCAAGGCGGAGGAGCTCACTGGCGCGGAAATAACCGCTCGTGAACTTTGTTCTCGCCATCAACCGACTCGCAAATCAGCCGCCTAACCCAGTCACACCGAAAGCGGAAGTGAACCTATGGCCTACGACGATAAAGCGCACCGGCACGAACACCAGGTGAAGGTGCGTCTCGATGACGAAGTCTTTCAGGAGCTGAAGGACGTTGCCCGCGACATGAAGCTGCAACACAGCGTGCTTAGCCGAGAAATCATCGAGGCCGCGCTTGAGGTCAAGCGAACGCTCGGAGAGCTGCCGTTTGAGCTGGAGAAAAGACGCGCCTGAGAAGGCCATAGAGGGGGATTCATGCCCAGTGCAGTAGTGGAACTCAGGAAGGGCGCAACAGAAGAACTGGCGCGATGGGCGTCGGAGATTGGAATCACCCCGGATGCCCTGGCTTCCGAGCTTTTACGACTGGCGATGCCAGGGCTCAAGAAGGCGATCTGCGACAGCGCACCCCCCGAAAGCAACATCGCTGTCTTCCCGTCAAAGCGGTGATTCACGGCCCTTATTAGGGACCGCAAAGCGAGCAGGGCAGGCCGGTACCGGATTTCAAGATTGGCTCTGGTCCCTGGTTCGGGACTGCGAGATAGGAAGGTCATGGGTTCATCCCTGATCAGTTGATGAACGAATCATGAATGTTGTTGAGCAAAGGAAAAACTAGACGATGAAGTCGCCAGTGCTAGAAACCCGCAGAGCAGCAGTGATTGCAGCCGCCAATGCCGTCTCGGGCGGGCTTCCTTGCGCCGCTGCATTTCTTGGAGAAAAAAACTTCAAGCGCTTCAAGAACCGGATCTATGAGTCGGCAGGCGTCAAGCCACTTACTGACGATGAGGTTTGCGTACTCGAAACCGAATCTAAGACCTCCTTCCTTCCCGACTACCTCTGCGCCATGTACGGCGGCGTATTCGTTCGCCTACCAGAGGCCGGGCAGCTCGACAACGTCGATCTGTACCAGCGCGCACTGGCTGCATCTTCCCAGCGCGGAGAGCTTGACCACATGGTCGCCATGGCACTGGAAGACGGCGAGATCGACGCCGCAGAAGCCAAGAAGATTCGCGCACTGCATACCAAATACCTGTCGGCCAGCCTTGAGGCTGTGGCGGCAGTGATCGAGTTACACAAGGCCCGCACCTAAATCGCAGGCACAAAAAAGCCAGGTTCGTGGCCTGGCTCATTGCTACTTCAGCGAGGCAATAATGAATACACAATCCATCCCCGTCAATACCTCAGCCAATGTCGCGACACGTTTTGTTAATTCCGAAAACGTGTCGCGCCTCAAATCTCGTTCTCAGGGAGTCAAGCAATGACCCCCGACAACATCATCCAGCTGAACAGCAGCAGGGGATTCACCCGTATGGACAACAGCCTGATGGAGGCTTTGGCTACGGTTGACCTGCCAGCGCGCGAACTGCGCGTTCTCATGGCCATTGCACGGCAGACCATCGGCTATCAACTCGAAACCAAACGCCTGACCGCTGACGAGATCGGCAAGCAGACCAATATGCGCCGAGACGTCACGTCGAAAGCAATCAGTCATCTCCTTGAGCGTCGAATCATTTTTCGCGTAGGGGGAAGCCGAGGTGATATCGGGATTTCCCCTATTCGCGAGTGGTCCTTCTATGAGGAAAAACCTGTAAGTCTCACTGAGACCAAAACGTCTCACTCAGCCCAAATCGTCTCACTGAGACCTGAGGCGAGTGAGACCAAAACGGCAACTTCCCTTCTTTATGGAAAGAAAGAACCCCTATTAACTCTTCCTTCGGAAGAGATTAATCCGCCCCAAGAGCAACCGGAACAGCCGAAGCCTGATCGCAAGGCACCGTTCGGCATGACCCAGCTGCTGGCCGATAACCCGCACAATGTCCCCGAGCAACTGCTGGCTGATTGGTTAACCCAACGCAAGGCCAAGCGCGCCGCCGTCACCGCCACCGTCTGGTCAACCGTCAATGCTGAACTGGCCAAATGTGTCGAAGCCGGAATCTCTGCATCCGACGCAATCACCGAAGCCCTGACTTCTGGGTGGCAGGGTTTCAAAGCGTCCTGGGTGATCAAGCGCATGGCCGAGTCGGCCCCGGCACCGGTCGCTCAGTCCCGTCACACCGGCTTCGCTGACCGCAACTACACCGACGGACTGATCCAGCGGGAGGACGGTAGCTATGCGTTCTGAGCCAGTACAAACGACTCCTGAGTTTCCACCAGGAACTCGCATCCAGCCCGCCGATTGTGACACCCACGGTGAGTTCGAACAGAAGATCTTCTCGGTCATCGGCCGCGAGCTGAAGACCGGTTGCCCCGAGTGTTCCCGCATTGCCCAGGAAGCGACGGATGAGTCCGAGCGCCAGAGTAAGGTGCTGATGCTCCGCATGGCCATGGAGCGCAAGCTTGGCTCGGCGCTGATCCCGAAGCGCTTCGCTGGCAAAACCTTCGAAGGCTACGTGGCCACCACCGCCGAGCAGCACAAGGCGCTGAACACCTGCCGCCGGTATGCCGCTGAATTCCCGCAAATCGCCGAGTCGGGCCGCTGCCTGTTACTGCTGGGCAAGCCTGGCACTGGCAAAACGCACCTGTCCGTGGCGATCGCCAACGAGATCATGGCCCGGTCGAGCGCTACCGCCGTGTACCGTACTGTCGGCTCGGTCCTGCAAGCTATCCGCGCGACCTACGACCGGACCAGCGAGCAGAGCGAAAGCCAGATTCTGTCGAGCCTTGTCAGCCCCTCGCTGCTCATCCTCGATGAAATCGGCGTCAGCAAGGAAAAGCCCAGCGATTTCGAGCTGACCACGCTGTTCGCAATCATCAACGGTCGCTACGAGGAGCAACGCCCGACGGTGATCGTTTCCAACCTGGACGCGAAAGTGTTGCCAGCCGCCATCGGCGAACGCTGCGCGGATCGTCTGCGGGAGGGCGGTGTGATCGTCATTCCGTTCGAATGGGAATCTCAGCGCGGCAAGGAAGGGTTTTGATCATGACCGACAAAATCAGCGTCAACAGCCAGGCCAAGCTCTCCGAGGCAATCACCAGCCTGACCACCATGTACCGCGACAAGAAGTTCGTCGTGGTATCCCTGCGCCCGGGTAAGGACCGCACGCTCGACCAGAACTCGTTGTGGTTCGGGATGTACAAGCGCATCGCCGAGATGACCCAGATCGGCGACGCGGCCGACGCGCGGCGTTACTGCAAGCTGCACTTCGGCGTGCAAATCCTGCTGAACGAAGATTCGGGATTCCAGGCGGCGTGGTATCGGGTTATGCGCCACCTGCCCTACGAGGAGAAGCTGGCCATGATGGGGGAGTGCAAGCTGTTCGGTCCTGACGGCTTCCCGGTGACCAGCCTGTTCAATCGCGCCCAGGGCGTCCAGTACACCGACCGCATTGCCGCGTTCTTCACCGGCCAAGGCGTGGTGTTCACCGATTTGCTCAGCAAGGAGGCCGCATGATCGCCAAGCAACCCCGGCCGAAGAAGTGCAAGAACCCGGCATGCGGCGTCAGCTTTCCTCCGCAGCGCCTGGGTCAGGCCGTGTGCAGCCCAAAGTGCGGCTTGGCCATCAAGGACGTGAACCGGGAGAAGGCGCGCAAGTCGCTGGCAGAGATCGGTCGCAAGGAATTGCGCGCTGCCAAGGAGAAGGTCAAGCCCCGCGCCAAGCATATGAGCGAGGCTCAGACCGCCTTCAACACATGGGTCCGCCATCGTGACGCCGGCCTGCCGTGTGTGAGTTGCGGCCGGCACCACAACGGACAATGGCACGCGGGGCACTACCGCACCGTCGGCGGCAACCCAGAGCTTCGCTTCGAACCGCTGAATGTCTGGCGCCAATGCGCACCGTGCAACAACCACCAGTCCGGCAACGTCGTGAATTACCGCATCGAGCTGGTGAAGCGCATCGGCGCCGACAAGGTGGAATGGCTTGAGGGGCCGCACGACCCGAAGCGCTACACCATTGAAGAGATCAAGGACATCAAGGCCGAATACCGGGCAAAGACAAGAGAGCTGAAGGGGAGAGCGGCATGAGCAAAGACGGCGACCGAGTGACGATGCGAAGCCTACGGCTCCTCGCGAATGCCCTTCAGCGGATGAGGGAAGTCGGCGAGGGAGGAGCGGCAGTGGACGTAGAGGATCTTATCCCGGTATCCACCAAATTGGCCTTGCCAGTCTTTACCTTCCTCCATGCATCCATGCTCCGAGCGGAAGATGGCCTGAACGGCGCGCGGTTCGGAGCAGACGCTTTTGTAGTCCGAGCAAATCACAAACCAAAGTACGTAATACATGGGACAAGAATCGTGATGCTAAAGGGGCCGCAAGAATACCTCATGCAAACAGTCTTCGGTCAGGAGAGAGCGGCATGACTTATCGCAATGTGGTATCCGCAGTAGTTCGGGCGCTCGCAGCCGAAACCATCACTTCTTCCGGCGGCTGCGACTTTGAGCCAAAGGTGCAATGCGCAAAACAAAAGGGGGAGATCGTCGGGAAGGAAGCGGCGCTGCTTCAGGATTGTTGGGTGTTCGGTCGTCTGCATAAGACACTCGCCCCGGCGCACTGGCGGGCACTGGTCGCGAAGTACTCAACCCATGAAGAGCGCAAACATGGGGCGATCCTTGAGTTGATCAAGACAACGCAGTCTCCAGCACCGCAACGATTCCGGGAATGCGCCGTGCTGACCTGGGCGATCCCGCAAGTGGCCGGTACAGAGGGTAAGCGGTCCGTTGCTGTCTTGCCTGCTGCCTGGTACGACATCACCAACTGGGACAATGACGGCAAGCCGGAATCGACGCGGTACAGGTGGCGCTCGAACATCCGCAAGGCACTGGATGACCAGGTCAACGAAGCGCTTACTGCTGCTCAGGAGCTGCTCGATACAGAGGGTCTGATCGAAAGTTGTGCGGCGTAGCAAATAGCCATTGCAATGAGTGAGAAAGTGAGAGAGTATTTACCCATCCTGTCGATCTTGCGCGTTAGGGATTGACACATAGAAGCCCGGCCACTGAGCCGGGTTTTTTGTGGGTGCTAACTTTTAGACTATGATCGCCTCCCCAAGTGGTTTCTATGATGGATCAGGGAGTAGTCTGATTGGCCAGAGCGATTTTTGTTGATAGCTGCGCGTTCGATGAGCTTTTCAAGCATCGTATCGAGCCAAAAGATATTGATCCTGCTGAATTCCAATTGTTTGTGACGGGCGAAGTTTTAAAAGAACTAAGCGATATCCCTGAGCGCCTTGAAGAGCCTGGGAAAAAGGCATTCATAGATCGGATCTCCAAGAGCGGTGAAATACCGGAGCGTGGTTATTTTGGTTTCGGTTCAAATAGTTACGGTTTTGGGAGGGGTATTCTGGCTGACCTTTCACAAATCGAATATCTCGAATCAACCAAGGATCAACTTGGAAAGGAAAGGCCCTCGGGCAATCCAAAAAACTTTACCGATAGGCAGCTGCTTTCCCACGCCATCGTATTTGCAGTCCTAACCAATGAGCCGACGCTTGGTAATCGAATCCTAATGGACAAAGCCGTTGAGCGCGGAGCCACTGTGATTCGAATGAGAGATTTTAATCCTGGGACTGAAACGTTCCTTGAGTTTTTGCGCAGACACTTCACCACTGAAAATCTTGTTTGATCATCCCGAGCCCTGCTTTCGAGTGGGGCTTTTTATTGTCTTAAATTTACACCGCAGCCAGGGCGGCCTCACAGAGGCCTGGACGTCGATAGCCGGACAGTGCGACGTACGGAATCAACACCGGCAGCCCGCGTAGCCTGATCACCAACGCTTACAGGGTGGCGTGAGATTGGCTCAGCGAGATCGATGCAATAGGGCGTCGACGCGGAGAGGGTATTTGGCGAGCAGGCGTGGAAAGACACGCGCACCTATTCAGGGTATCAGCATTGAGCGGGGCCTTTCGCGCCAGTCAAAATCTACAAAGATCGGTGCCAAGTAACTTCGGTGATGCCGCTTAATCTCACGAAATCTCGCATCGCTCTGATTGTTCCGCCGCATGGCGGACCTGAACCAAGATTGCTGCCAGAGTGAAGTAAGGAGAGGTAGCAAGCATCCGCCTCTGTCATGGTTGTCGAGGGGTGGGCGAACACGACGCGGTACCCGTTGAAGCTGTAGCGGATAATAAAATTCGAGAGCTTCACGGCGGACCTCATGGCCACTGGCTATCACCTGTTGAGCCTAGTATGGGTGCGAGCAAATTGCTCTTGCCTCCGGTCTGAATGATTCAACTCTTTATATGAGCCTCGCCATTGTGCGGGGCTTTTTCGTTTTCGGCTCCACCACACCCATCGCTCTGAGCTGGGAGTGCTGCTGGAGCCGTACCTATCACGCTCCCCGCAAGGGAGGACATCGGATGAAGCTCATGCCCGAAAAGAACCCGGACACGTGGGCCGCTATCTGGGTGGCCCTGAGCAATCCACTTTGGCAGGGCGCAATTATGGCGATCCTCATCTCCTTCCTGCGCGTCCTGTATGACGCTAAAGAAACCAGCAAGCGCCGGATCTTCTTCGAAGCGTTGATCTGCGGCGGATTGAGTTTGTCAGCCAGTAGCGTCATTGAGTGGATGGCCTGGCCGTCGAGCCTATCTGTTGCCGCCGGCGGGACGATTGGCTTTCTCGGTGTCACGGCCATTCGCGAGATGGTGACCCGCTTCCTGGGTCGCAAGGTGGATTCGTTATGAAGGCCTTTGCCGCCGCAGCAATCATCGCGCTCGTTGCCTGTTTGTTGCTGGGTATCCAGCACTACCAGGTCATTGCCCTTGAAGGGCAGGTGACGATCGAAGCCAAGGGCAAGCAGGACGCCATCGCGGCTAACACCGAGAGCCAGGCGACTATCACCACCCTGCGCGCCGAAGCCCAGCGAAACGCCGCCTACACCGCCGACCTCAACAAGCGAATCAAGGCCAGCGAAGACAAAGCCAAAAAGGCGAGGAAAGACTTTGAGACTCTCAAACGAAACAGCAAGCCTGTTCGCGATTGGGCTGCTCAGCCTTTGCCTGACGGCCTGCGCGGAAAAGCCCCTGGTAGTGACAAAGGCAACAGCAGTAAGAATTGAAGCGCCCGAACTGATTCCGTGCGAGCGGGTAGAGGATGACGCTGATCTGCTCGACAACGGCGCTCTCTGGGATCTGAAAGACCAGGCCATCAAGTTGTTGGACACGTGCGCCGACCAGGTGGACGCCCAGATCAAGCGCAGTCAGAGCAAATAGTCCGCGACACGTTTCGCGAATCAGAAAATTGTGTCGCGACATTGGAGTAGGGCATGACCAACGTCACTCGCCTGCATCACGCATTACCGCTTAGCCCCGCCATCAACCAGGCGATTACTGAGCTTGATAGTGCCATCGCCAAAGCGATTGATGCTGCTAAGGCTGCAGGCCTCCCTCAAGGATTTGTCGTATCTCTCTTGCATGGGCATGCACACGGACAGACTCACATCATGGTGAGCAAATGACCGTCAAGGTTCTGGAGTTCAAACGAGAGGACTGGCGCGACGCCGCCAAGACCCTGCGCAAGATTGCTGATGATCTCGATGCGGGCGAGCATCCTGCTTGTTCTGTTGGCGCCCTGGCCCTGATCGGCCCAAAAGGCGAGGTCACTGTGTTCGGGCTGGGGCCAAAGTGTGACGAACTGCAGTGCTTGGGTGCCATGCGCCTGGGTGAGCAGAAGCTGATTGATGTGCTGCTGGATGGCGGGGAAGGGTAGGTGTGCCGCAGGTGAGTGCGGCACACCTTCGCCCTCAAGAGATCTGATCTGTATATAGCGTTACCGGTTACAGGCAAAGAACTTAGGATAGTGCCGGGCGAGAACCTCGGAAATTCGGCCAGCGCGCACGATCCAGTAAATGTCCTCGCCAAAGTTAGGTATGCGTGCATCCTTGCCATTGAGTTGCTTAAGGAAATCTGGAGTGTTCACTGGATGCTCTTTGAAATCGAATTTGTTCGGCTCATAGCCCTTCGATACAAGAAAGTCTCTCGCAAAGTTCTGCCATTCTGCGGCCCTTTTTAGCTCAGTCTCGTCTGTCATCGTGGGGTGACCGATAACGAAGGCCGCTGCGACGAAGTGCGAGGCGGCTTCGTCTAATCGTTCTTTCTCGGTCATGTTGTTTTGCTCTTGCATTTGAACATCCTTAAGTCTTTATTCACGAGTCCCTGATTTGCATATGCAAAGCAATCGCGCGCTCAAGCGTAGGTGAGGGCTAATTGCTATCAATTCAATCTTCACACTCTTTCTAATTGAGACAAATTATGACAACCAAGCAACCCGACTGGGAGGCAATCGAACGCGCCTACCGGGCTGGATTGCTTTCAATCCGAGAGATCGCATCAACCCAGGGCATTACGCACGGCGCCATCAACAAACGCGCCAAGCGGGATGGCTGGGAGCGGAACCTCAAGGCGAAGATCCAGGCAAAGGCTGATGCACTGGTATCCAAACGAACGGTATCCAGTGCGGTATCCAGCAAACAAGCGGATACCGAAAGAGAGATCATCGAGGTAAACGCCGAAGTCATAGCGAACATTCGCATGGCTCACCGCGGCGACATCTCACGCGGCCGGCGCCTCACGAACAAACTGCTGGATGAGCTCGAAGGTCTGACCGACAACCGCCACCTGTTCGAAGAGTTGGGTGAGCTGATGCGCTCCGAAGACGACAACGGGCAGGACAAGCGAAACGACCTGTACCAGAAGATCATCGATCTGCCGGGCCGCTCCAAAACGATGAAGGAAATGGCCGAGACGCTGAAGACCCTGATCTCTCTGGAGCGCCAAGCCTACGACCTCGACACCAAATCTGGCGGCAACGATGCCGACGAGCTATCAAAACTGATGGACGATCTATCGAAGGAAGCCTGACATGAAGCCCGAGCACTTGAAGCTGCTCCGGGACAAGCGTTGGCGCCTGAACTATCTCTACTTCATCACGGACAAGCAGGGCAAGAAAGTCCGCTTCCGGATGACGGATGAGCAGATCGAGTACTTCGATGGGATGCACACCCGAAACATCATCCTGAAGGCTCGGCAGCTCGGCTTCACCACTGAGTGCTGCATCATTCAGCTGGACGCGGCCCTGTTCGAGTCGGCCAAGTGCGCGCTGATCGCTCATACCCTGAACGACGCCAAGCGCCTGTTCCGGGAAAAGGTGAAGTACGCCTACGACAACCTGCCTAAGGAAGTCAGAGCGGCCAACCCGGCAAGCAACGACGCTGCTGGTGAGTTGGTATTCAGTAAGGGCGGTTCGCTCTACGTCAGCACCTCTTTCCGGGGCGGCACACTGCGTTTCCTGCATGTGTCCGAGTTCGGGAAGATCTGCGCCAAGTTCCCACACAAAGCCCGCGAGATTGTCACCGGCGCCTTTGAGGCTGTGGCCACCGACTGCTTTGTCACGATTGAATCAACGGCTGAAGGTCGGGCCGGCTACTTCTTCGATTATTCGCAGAGTGCCGAGCGCCAGCAACTGGCTGGTGTGCCCCTGGGCTTGCTGGACTGGAAGTTCTTCTTTTTCAGCTGGTGGAAGAACAAGGCCTACTCGCTTGACCCGACTGACGTGGTCATCCCTCAGCGCCTGACCGATTACTTCAACGAGCTGCACGCGAAGCACGGGATCGTCACGAACGACGGTCAGCGCGCCTGGTACGCGGCCAAGGAGAAGACTCTCGGCGATGACATGAAGCGGGAATACCCGTCCATTCCTGTCGAAGCCTTCCAGCAATCGGTTGAGGGCGCCTATTACGCGCAGCAACTGACCAAGCTTTACGCCCAGCAACGCATCGGCGTGATACCGAACAACAGCCACTTGCCGGTGATGACCTTCTGGGATATCGGCGTCGGCGACTCCACGGCCATCTGGTTCGTGCGCCAGGTCGGCACCGAATACCACGTCATCGATTACTACGAGAACTCGGGCGAAGGCCTGCGGCACTACATGAAGGTGCTCAAGGATAAGGGTTACACCTACTCCGAGCATTGGGGGCCGCATGACATCGATAACCGCGAGTTCGGTAGCGATGCCAAGACCCGCCGAGAACTGGCCCAAGAGGGTTACGAGATCGACGGGCAGAAGTACCAAATGACTTTCCAGGTGGTCCCGAAGATCGGCATCAACGACGGCATCGAGGCGGTGCGGGAGATTCTTCCGCTCTGTGTGTTCGATGAGTCGAAGTGTGAAGAGGGCATCAACTGCATCGAGAACTACCGCAAGGAATGGGACGACAAGCGCGGCTGCTGGAAAGACAAGCCGCTTCATGACTGGACCTCTCACGGCTCCGACGGATTCCGTTACTTCGCTGTAGCGAAAAGCGCGAGGAAGCCGGCCACGAAAATCAAAATGGGATTTGCACGCTGATGAGCGACGTCACTTTCACTCGCCCCGAGTACGTCGCGGCGAAAAACCGCTGGCGCCTGGTGCGCGACGTCTGCAAAGGCTCCGAAACCATCAAAGCCGCCGGCGATCAGTACTTGCCGCGCCCGAACGCATCTGACGAGAGCGCAGACAACAAGGCTCGCTACGACGCGTACAAGAAGCGTGCGGTGTTCTACAACGCCACGGGTCGCACGAAGCACAGCCTGGTAGGTGCAGTGTTCCGCACTTGGCCAACTCTCACCGTGCCCGGCGCACTGGATTACGTGTCGAAGGATATCGACGGGCAGGGCGTGAGCGTCTACCAGCAGTCGCAGTCGGTCATTGGGCATCTGCTTGAAGTTGGTCGTCACGGGCTGCTGGTGGATTACGCGGCTGTCGTGGCCGGCTCGGTGAGCAAGGCAGATGAACAAGCAGGCCGGGCTCGGGCAAGCGTTGCCAGCTATTCGGCTGAGTCGATCATCAACTGGAAGACGCGCAAGGTTGGCGGCCAGCATCTGCTGAGCCTAGTCGTGCTGCGCGAGACGGTCGATGTCGACACCGATGACGGGTTCGGCAGCGAACAGGTTGTTCAGTTTCGAGTGCTGCGCTTGGATGCCGCCGGCGTCTATACGCAGGAAGTATGGGAAGAGGGTTCCAGCCAGACGGCAATGATCATCGCGCCCTTCACTCCGTTGAATGGCCTCGGCCAACCGTGGCGGGTGATCCCGTTTCAGTTTCTGGGCAGCGAGAACAATGACACCAGCATTGACGATTCGCCGCTGTATGACATGGCGGAAATCAACATCGGCCATTACCGCAACAGCGCGGACTATGAAGAGGCCGCCTACCTGGTGGGCCAACCTCAACCGTGGATGTCCGGTCTCAGCGACCAATGGCGCGACCACCTGGAAGAGCAAGGCATCTTCCTCGGATCGCGCGCGCCGTGGCTGCTTCCACAAGGCGGCGCCTGCGGGATGATGCAGGCCCAACCGAATGCGCTTGCCAAAGAAGCCATGGACGGCAAGAAAGAGGACATGGTGTCGCTCGGCGCTCGACTGATCGAGCGCGGCAGTGCGGTGAAGACCGCGACCCAGGCCGACAACGACAGTGCCGCAGAACACAGCGTCCTTTCGCTGGTGGTGAGCAACGTCAGCGAGGCCTACAGCCAGTGCCTGGTCTGGATGGCTGAATTCGTGAATGCTCCGGGCGAAACTCTCTACAAGCTCAATCAGGACTTCAGTCAGATCACCCTGGACGCAACGATCCTTTCCGCACTGTTCAACGCAGTGCAGGGCGGCAAGCTGCCGGCAGGCGACTTCTGGCAGTACCTGCGCGATCGCGGGGTTATCGATCCCGAGAAGACCGACGACCAGATTCGCGACGAACTGGAAACAGAAAGCCCTGGGCCTGCTCTGGACGACACCGAGGTAATTCCGAATGGCAGCCAACCAGGCAATCCTTGATGCCACGATTCGCCATGCCGTTTTCCTCGAGCAACTGAAGTCGGGGGAGGTCGCTAAGTTCGGGCCTTTCCTCAAGGAGATCGATCGCTCAATCCGTGAGCGGCTGACCCGGACCGACCTGACGGATTACACCATCGTCAGGCTGGAGCGGTTGCTGAGCGAGGTCGACAGCCTGCTACTGGGCATCTTCAACCGCTACAGCGACAAGCTGAACCTCGACCTGGTGGACATTGCCAACTATGAGGCTGAGTTCGAAGCGACCAGTCTCACCCGGGCGGCACCGGTGGGTGTCTCGTTTGATGCGGCAGTGCCTGGCGCTGCTGCAATCAGGACGGCAATCCTTACCAACCCGCTCAGCGTGCGCGGCGCGGACGGTGGCAAGCTGCTCAAGTCGTTCATTGATGGCTTCACCACCACCGAGCGACAACGCCTCACTGGCGCGATCCGGCAGGGCTTCTTCGAAGGCCAGACCAACTTCCAGATCATCAAGAACATTCGCGGCACCAAGGCGCTCCAGTACAACGACGGCATCCTGGCCACAACGAACCGGAACGCCGGCGCAGTGGTGCGAACAGCGGTGCAGCACGTCGCCACTCAGGCACGCATGGAGACGCTGAAAGAGAACTCCGATGTCGTGCAGGCGGTGGAGTGGGTCAGCACCCTGGATACGAAGACGACCAGTCAGTGTCGGTCGCTCGACAAGCAGCGCTTCAAGCTGACTGAAGGGCCAAGGCCACCGATCCACATCAACTGCCGCTCGACGGTGGTGGCAGTGACTCGCTTCAGCGCTCTGTTTGCCAAGGACGCCACGCGCGCATCCATCGGCGATAGCGGCGCCCAGCAGGTGAGGGCAGACCTCAGCTATTACGACTGGCTCAAGCAGCAGCCGGCGGCGTTTCAGGACAAGGCCATTGGTCCAGTCCGCGGCAAGCTACTGCGCGAAGGCGGCCTGAGTATCGAACGATTTGTCGAGCTACAGCTTGATCGCAATTTCAAACCACTGACCCTTGTGCAGATGAAAATGCTCGAGCCACTGGCGTTCGAGCGGGCAAAGCTCTCATTGAGTTAAACAGTCCATCCTGCTTTTCTCGAACCCGTCTAAAAGCCTTGAATAATTCGCGGACCAACCATCCAGCGAAGATTTGGCAGCCTGAATAGCATCTATTTTTTGCTCCGTAGTTTTAGCAACCAAGCCTTGATGGATCACAAATGCCATGCGAAGCGAGATCACATTAAGTTCAGGTGGGGCATAGGCCGTTAGCTCGAATGCAGATTTGATGAGTTGCTGGCCGGGCTCAGCAATTTTGGCAATATCTTCTGTAGTCGCGGACATCCCGATGAATTGACCAATGTTTCCCAGAAGCGTTTCTGCCTTTTTGCGCGTCTGTTGCTCTCGCTCATCGATTCTCTTCACGCAGCTTTCAATCCGGACTTTCTCAGCCGAAGAGACGGTTGCGAAAGCACCCATGCCAGCACCTGCAATGCCAGTAAATGCTGCGAGCGCAGCAGCGGCGAATGCATTCAGTTGACAGGTTTTCAATTTGGATGGAGCCGATTCTGTTGAGGGCTCCGTTGAATTTCGATTGCTCACTTGAGCTTGTTCCTGTTCTGCCTTGAGTTGGCGGACTCTACAGTTTTTTCTTTCCGCAGGCAGGGCCTGCACCAACGTCTCTGGGAGGCAACAAATGCTGAAATTCCAACTGGACAGCCTTGATGGTGTCGACGAAGCCGTGCGCGCTCTTTACACCGAGAAGGACGGTAAGTTCGTACTTGGCATAGAAGGTCTGCCGCAGCCCGAGGACGTTTCGGGCCTGAAGTCGAAGGTTGAAGAATTGCTCGGCGAGAAAAAAGCCGCCGAGAAGGCCCGCAAGGATGCCGAGGATCAGGCTCGACTGGAGCGCGAAGAAGCTGCTCGCAAGTCCGGCAACGTCGAAGAACTCGAACGTTCCTGGACTGAAAAATTC